GTGTACAATGCCTAAACATTCCTGAACAATCAACTGGGCGAAGTATTTGTGGTCAAAATTCATATAAGCATCATTCAAACCAGCCTGTTCAGCAAGTTGTTTAATTCGTTCGTTCATAGTTCAACCCCTTAACTGATTACAACCACAGGCTCTGTTCCGTCTTCACCGTACTCATCAATCAGTTTGTGCATGCGGTGATAGTCTGAAAATTTCACTGAGGCTTCTTCCACACGATCTACTGTGGGAGCCACTGTAGTACGCCAGTAGTCACCACAATTATAACTAAAATGAACTTTCATATTAGGATCACAGGCTTGTAGTTGTTGAATCAATTCTGATACTGTCATGTTATAACTCCTATTAATGTGTGATTATTTCTGACCCATAATGTACTCAATGAGTACCCACTTGGCACGATTCAGCAGTTGGCGCTGATCTTCCTGGATATTGGCCAGGGTGTCTGAATCATAAGGACCGTAAGCCATCATCTCCTGACAATCGCTCATCATGCTAGCAACTATCATTGCAGGACCGGACAGCTTGAAAGTCAACGAACTTTCAACAGATTCACGCATGCCAGCCACTGTGACACCGTACATGCCCACTTCACGTTTCTCTTGAGCTGTTAGTGATTCGTAAATTGCTGTTGCCATTTCCTACTCCTTTTTGCGTTACAATACAAGTATTATACAACCAAAATGATTTTTGGTCAACCAATTAATCCCAGCTTTTCTTGTCACCTAACTGCTCGTTGTCACGATAGCCTGCGGTGTAAGCAGTGATTTCACTGGCTGTCATGTGCTTCATTGCAACCAGAGGACTGGATTTGGTTGCACCCACGTAATAATGAGGATTGAAACTGCGACCATAGTAACTGTCTGCTGACCCCCTATCGTAGGGCCCACCGTGACGTGGGTCATAGTTGGGTTGGCTAGTGTGATTGCCGTTAACTGCATCCATATATGTTGACATTTTCCTACTCCTTTTTGCGTTACAATACAAGTATTATACAACCAATTTTGGTTTGAGTCAACCAAAATTCCCAAATATTAAACTGTTGCTTTTATGCAACATTACTATCTTAATAAGGACTTTAGATGTTGCTCAAATGCAACAAGAGTGAAGGGTTTAATTAAGAATGAAGTTATCCCCATTTGAGCTAATCTAACCAACTCAGCTTTACTAAGTGCAGATGCAATTACCATAATTTGAAAATCATTGACAATATGTTTCTTTTTGATTTCCTCAATGAACTGAAATCCATCAATACCAGGTAAATCTACTTCGGTAAGTATAACATCATACTCATGTCGAGTCATATTCAATAGTGCCGACTCGGCATTACCAGTCTCTTGAATATTAGAAAAACCCATGTCTTTTAATTGTGCTCGTATAATACTTCTCATCGAAGAATTACGATCAACAATTAAAAATTTAATGGTCATATATCAAAAAGATCGATCAATTACTCCAAAAGCTTTCACTGGATTGCGAGCAAAAATACGGAGTATCATACCGCTCTAAAAATTCTGCACCACTCATCAAGTTTGTCTTGGTCACATAAGTCTCGTGGATCTCAAAACGATAACCTAAACGTGGATGATATAACTCGTAGAGTTCATTACTCTCACGTAACATAGCTTCACGATCTGCACGATCGTAATCATATTTTCCCACTAAACGCTCACCACTTTTTTTGCGGCCGTCTCGTTTGTAGATTTCTAATGTGAACATCATGATCTAAACTCCTTTTTGCGTTACAATACAAGTATTATACAACCAAAATGAATCAGAGTCAACCAAAAAATTGTTGTTTTTTCACAACATAGTGAGAAAATGCCCCCTGGGGCATTTTCTCAAATTGGCGGAAACGGTGAGATTCGAACTCACGGAACACTTTTGATGTTCGACTCCTTAGCAAGGAGCTGCCTTCGGCCACTCGGCCACGTTTCCTTAATATCTTTACTATAACATCAACATCAAAATAAGTCAAATGTTAGAATCAATTTAGGTGTTGACTACACTTATGCTTTTGAATCATACCGAACCATATTCCATTTATTGTCGTTCCATTTGCAATTTATTTGCATTATTCCATTAGCTCTACGATCATGAAAAAACAATTTGCCACTAACTCGATCAAATAGACTGTCAACTAAACAATGAAAACTACTCGGAATACAATGTATTTCTTGAGCATTTTCTATCAATTTTATATATTGACATAAATTTTTGGTAGCTCCAAATTTTACTTCAATAACTTTCAATGGCGGCATTCCGTTGGCCATTCTAAAACCATCGAGGTTAATATTCAAACTACCATAGCTTGCTTCTTGATGAAATAATACATAATTATCGTCCCCTTGAGTTAACTCATTATATAATTCTTGAGAACCTTCTACATTTTTTGGAAATTTAAATCCTGTATATCTTGTTGAATAAGGGAGGTCATAATATTCATAAATTTGCCTGTCCCAATTTATAGATACATTCATACCACCAGAAGTACCAACTCTATTTATATATGTACTATAAATATCGGCCGACCTTATTCTCATGAGATTGTTTTTAGAAATAAAGTCTTGCTCTTGTTGTGGGCCATCAAAAGCAACTACTACAATATTATCATAATCTTGATATAAACAACTTAATGTTTCAAAATTTGTATGGTCTGTTGGATAATATAATATATTAGATTCTTTTGCAAAACGATGTACTATGGCATTGCATACAATACAATCACCCAATGTCATCACGCCACCATATAATACCTTATCGAAGATTTTCATAATATGATTTTTCCTAAATAATTACCCGCCCCTACCAGTAGTTTTTTTGGCAGGACGATTAATCATTGACTTATTGGTTAAAGTAAACTTACCAGGATCTGACTTTAATGCATTTGGATTGGCAAATTTTTTTTGAGCCGCCTCACGAGCTAGATTGATAAATGGATTGTTGCTTTTTTTAGGTTCTGTCATAATTAAATAATTTTTAAAATGGAGCGGGATATCAGAATCGAACTGATGACTGGAGATTGGAAATCTCTAATTTTACCATTAAACTAATCCCGCTTGCTGTACTCTTAAATCAACTATATCTTTACTTACGTCTAAATTTATCCCACCATAGGAAAAATTTCCGAAATAACTTTAGCACAATTCTTTGCAATTTCTTGATGTTCCAATTGCGTACCATTGGCACTACGCAAATCAATATAATGAATCCAACTACGCAATGTGCCACTCATATATAATCTACTTACTGTATTTCCCTCTGGTAATATTGCTCTAGCTTGCTCTTTAGCAATACCTTTGGCAATAGCCTCAGCATAAGTTTCTTTAACAGTTTCAATAATGAATTTTTGTTTGGCATCCCACCAAGCCGCTAACTCGACATCATTAGATACAATACTGTTCTGTCGATTTTTTGTATCTTGCAATCTAGCTTCACGAATTACAAAATCTAAATCCTGCGTAGGATCAGCATAACGTTGACTAAACTCTTGAAAACTAAAACTTCTATGTCTTAATATTTGTCTAGCAATATCTCTAGTTGTGGTGATTTCCATACATACGGAAACCATTTCAAGTGGACTCCAATGTTGATTTTTAATCAAATAATTGATTAATTTTTCACTTGTATCACTATTAAATTGATTTGATGGATTACTGACCCTAGCACAAAAAGCCACTAGCTCTTGTACGTTGCCAAGGCCTAGATTTTTAAATTCATCCGAAGCTTGACTATAACTTACTAATTTGACTTGCATATAATTGATGGTGCCCCCTGTCCGACTCGAACAGACCACCTACGGATTACAAAACCGTTGCTCTACCAGATGAGCTAAGGGGGCTTATTTGTTAATAATATTTACTTAAATTTTGATCATTGAAAACATTTTTGAAGATATGTAGAAAAGTGAATTATCTCACAACCAGTGACTACATTTTTCTTTAAATACTCAACAATACCAATATCACTCTCTACATAATGTGTTATTGTTGGATTGCTATTTAATATAGCAGCTTTATATTGACTACTTGTTTGTTGCAATCTTTCATGATGCAAACGTTCAGGCAGTGGATCTAAATATTTTTCACACCAAGCCCAAGTCACTGATCGATATTCAGCGTCCCTAGCTGTGATGATTTGATAAACACCTTGTGGATTAAATAGTGGAACCATATAATTAGCTAAAGAATAAAATTCATCCAGGCCACCAATTGATGGAATTTGATCACAATCTGGAACTAATACACCATCTAAATCAAAAGCAAATTTGGTCATCTAAATTCTCTCCTGGTAATTTACTATAATCCATTTATTATTATTCCAAGCAGAATTTACAGCCATGGCAGTTTTTTCTCTAATGTCATGAAAAAATAATTTAGCACTTGTTGGCACACTGTCCACTAAACAATGAAAACTGCTAGGAACACAATGTATCTCTTCAGCATTTTGAATTAATTTGACATATTGCATCATGTTGTTGGTTATTTCCGGAACAACTTCAATAAGTTTAATGTCAGATAGTCCTTGAGCTTGTCTAAATGCAGGAACATTGATAGGCAAGCCATGTGGATGATCCCCAGTTTGTCTATGTACAAGAATATATGGCTCATTATTAGTCAATTGTTGAAATAACTCATTTGAACCATCGATATGACTAGGCAATCTAAAATTTGTATATCTAAGATGATATGGAAGCTCATAATGAGCATAAACTTGTAAATCCCACATGGCAATCAAAGAGTAGTTTTTTATCTTTGAAAAAATTAATGGGGTTCGCATGATTCTCGATAGTCGAGTATCTGCAACATATTTATTTTCGTTATCTATTATATTATTATCTGACTTAAAGGGTATTACCTTTATATTATCAAAATCTTTATATAAACATGCTATGGTTTCGTAAAAATGTTCCCAACAAGGAATATGTAATTCCAAACTTCTATCAGCATAATGATGGGCCATACCACTCGAAACAAAACTGTCACCTAGACCGCAAACGCCTACAAAAAATAATCGATCATATATTTTATATGTGTTACTCATCTCTATACCTTATTCCATAGTCTTGACTGATTTTTTTACTTCCCCAAATTGGTTCCTCGGCAAAATAACTTAGCCTAACACCTTGTATGATTTCACGTCTAATATTTTCGGGAGTATTCCAATCACTGAACAAAACTGCCCAACGCCATTCAATGGGAGAAGATTGCATGAATTCTTTAGTTTGAAGATATGTGGATCCTTGCAAAATATTGTCATCTACAAAAACAACTCGTTTGCTAGTGTCTTCCACAACCAATTGATTAGTTTTTGGCCAATATGCCCCTAATGGCAATTTGAGAATTTGAGCAATCCACATGGCATAACTAAAACCACTACGAGTCACTGCAACAATTTCATCGGGTGCAAATTTTTTAATTTGGAGAAGCATATTTTGAAAATACACTTCCCCTTCTTCTTCGGTCATGACTCTTGGAGAATCCGGAAAGTTTTTATATTTGTCCATAACGTTATTATATATAGTTGCTGGCACAAATACAATATAAATTTATCCAAATTTTCCTAGAAAATTTTAAATGTCATTAACTTACAATTAAATAGTTATATTGAATTTTTCATTTTTTAGGGATAACAAAATTGATATTAGATGCCTTTACTTTTTTTAACGAATTTGACTTATTAGATGCAAGATTCGAATATCTTTATGACCAAGTAGATAAATTTATAATTGTCGAAGCAGATCACACATTTAGCGGTGCGCCAAAACCATTAAATTTCTTAAATAATCAATCTAGATATAAAAAATATCTAGACAAAGTGATTTATTTTCCCTATAAAGTGGATATTGAAAAATATAATTTTTCCCCGGTAATAAACAAAGATATCGATGTGATTCGTAATACTAAGTATGAAGATTTGGCACCATGGCAAGTTGAATTTGATCAACGAAACCATATAGCATATGCTTTGAAATTTTTCCCTAAAGATAGTTTAGTGATTATCGGGGATCTTGATGAAATTCCAAAAAAATCAGCTATTGAAATAGCAAAAACAATAATACCATCGAAACTAAATGCTGGTGTTGCAATTCAAGAACTTTTCTACTTTAATTTTAATCAACGACAACAAAATCTTTGGCCAGGAACTGTAATAGCAACTAACGAATATGTATTAGATTTAAGTCCACAGTGGGTAAGAAGTAATCGAGCAATCTTTCCGCAGCTTTTATCAGCAGGATATCATTTGAGCTATTGGAATACTGTTAAAAATATCCAATATAAAATAGAAAGCTTTTCACATCAAGAATTTAATCATAAAAAATATACCGATTATCAAAGAATATCAAATTGTATCCGCGAAGGAATTCATCCATTTGATCCAACAATTATTTTGATGCCAGTACAGCCAAATCAAATTGATAAAGAAATTTTTGAAATCTTTAGTAAATATTCAGAAATACCATTGACATAAAATTTATCTAAGAGTTTTTACTCATAATAAAAGGGATATTAAATCCCTTTTATTTTTTAATTAGACTTCTACTAATTCATAATCCCATTTGCTTACACCGCATTCGGGACAACAAACTTCGTCTGGCAATGATTCCCAATCTTCGATTGACAATTCATGACCACAAACAACACAACGATATATTTGTTTCATTTTTATTCTCCTTTGATTAAATTACTGGAAACGTCATTGAATCTAATTTAGATTGATATGCTTCAGCATGACGTTTTTCCACCTTAGCTAATGCCGCAAAACGTTTTTCAGCTTTCTTTAAAAGTGCAGAAAACAGTTCAGCATGTTCCTTTGATTCGGCAATTTGTTCCTCAGCTTCTTTGGCAGCTGTGAGCTCACCTTCTCTAATAGCAATAGAATGAAACTGTGGATACATTTGAGTAAACTCATAAGTCTCGCCCTCAATGGCTTTTTCCAAACATTCCTTAGTATTAGGCTTGCCAATTAGTAATTCTAAATGTCCCCAGGCATGTAGAATTTCTTGGTCAGCAGTATGTTCGAAATGTTTAGCAATTTCCTCGAACCCTTCTTCACGAGCTAATTTTGCAAAATAGCGATACTTGATGTGAGCCATACTTTCACCTGCAAGTGCGCTTTCTAAATTTTTAAGTGTAACACTCATATATTTTCTCCTTGATAATTAGTTAACTTACACATATATTATATATCCTATTAAAACACAAAATCAATAGGTTTTTACTATGATTGTGCCTATATGGAAAATAGGAAAAACAAATGATTTAAATGGTAGGACTATGGTACCTGGGACTGGACTCGAACCAGTATCGCTCTCCGTGTAAAGGAGACGTATAACCTCTCTACGCACCCAGGCTTTTGTACTCTCTCAAATACGAATTTCGCTTTGTATTCTTTTTATATCTATTTCCTTTTCCACCATTACCAAATGTTTCAGTTTGTGTGTGACAATTAGGGCACAATAACCTCAAATTACTTGGTTGATTATTATCGCTATTGCCGTCTATGTGATCTAATTGTAGCACAAGAGGTTTGTTGTTCCAAGTACTTTCTTGTCCACATTCAATACATTTATCCCCAAACACCTCTTTAAGGTATCTTTTATAGTTTCCGCCCAACCCTTGCTTAATTTTGGGAACTGAAACAAATTCCCATTGATACTTCCCAAAACATTCAACTGAACAAAACTTATTCTCGGTACTGTTACTATGATCAAATTCTTTACTACAAAATAAACACTCATGTAGTCTTTGATCTTTTTTTCTACTTGTTGAGTAACGATTGGGTCTATCCTTGTGTGCTATTTGATGGGCATTTCTAGCACGATGATTTTCAAATTCTTTTCCACAGTGACATTTATACATAGTATCTCCTTGCTCAACTATTTAGTATAATTAAACAAAAAACGCTATACCAACTGAGCTAACGTCCTATTGGTGGGAATGGTGAGACTCGAACTCACACGTCTTTCAACGCCAGAACCTAAATCTGGTGCGGCTACCAATTACGCCACATTCCCTTTAAAGTCTTTCAATTATATATTTAATATATCCAAAAGTCAATAACCATAATAAATATTTTCATGTCACAAAAAAAAGATTATATTCCATTAAATCTCAGACGTAGCGTAATTGACCGAGATGGTCCGCGTTGTGTTTATTGTGATGACGACTTGACTAATGCAGAAATACATCTAGATCATGTTATCCCAGAATCTAAAGGCGGATTGACCAGTTTAAATAATTTACAAGTAACTTGTAGAAAATGTAATTTAGCCAAAGGTGTATTAACCGAAAGTGAATTTACCAACCGCCTTAGAACCCGAGCATTGAATATTTTAAATAGACTTGGATGATTTCTTAGTTGTGGTTGAATTTAGAAGATCTTGAATTTCTTCCACAGTTTCAGAAACTTCCCAAGTGCCATGTGGTGGCACAAATACTAGAGTAACATCTTCGCTAACACCATTTTCTCTATCAACTTTAGAGGAAAAGACACTTACGATTAGATCTTTTTTAATTAAAAATGACATGCCTTTGAAGTCTGGCGCCATGTTTGTTAATTTGATAAACATTTGAATTCCTTTAATTATTTGATATTAATGTGCCCTATGCTCCTCGACCTGGGCTCGAACCAGGGACCTACGGATTACGGATTTGTGCGACTTTCATCACTCTCTGGACTATGCCATGACCATAGTGTTTTTAACAACACTTTAGATCCTCGCCGTCTAGTCTCTACACCTTCAAAGATATTTCTACCCAAGCTTGGCTCGGCGTTGCCTTCATCATTACATGTTAAGGGTTCACCGAATTTGACGAGTTTTCGATTAGCGTTTCCACTAAAAGCTGCCTTTTGACAGTCCGGTGCTCTACCGACTGAGCTATCGAGGAGCATAGGACACATTAAATATTATTTCCAGCTAACTGGCTCGTGTGTGATAGCACGTAAGACCATATTAACACCACTAAGCACGATGGCCTGGTATTCTAATCCAATAACGAAACCATAACGCATTTGAACTAATACTGCACCAGCGGCAACAATATTGGCCCAAAAAGTTTTGGATTTCCAGAAACTTTTACCAGTGACTTGACTGGTAACAACTTCATTAAATGCTGCTTTAACTGCGGCAGACTTTTGTTCATCGAGTGTTGTCATTTGATATCTTTCTATATGATATTTTATTTACGTTGAGTCACAGCTAACTGAATTATTTCATCTTATATAGATACTCACGACCAACCAAGCCAGCTTGAATTTCTTCCAATGCTGCTACTACATTTTTACTTTTGGTTGTTAGTTTGGTTTGATGACCACGTTGAATTTCACGTGCTCGACGTGCTGCTACCAAAACTAGATCAAACCTATTACCAATATTGTCGGCACATTGTTGCATGTCTAATCGGGTGCCGGGGCTGGTATAACTCATCATAATTAGAAACTTTCTTAGTGTGTAAAAACACTAGTATAAGATCTAAATTGATTTATGTCAACGAAAAATTAAAGTTTTTCTAATTTGGATACATATTTGCCGATTGAATGATCCGAAACACCTTTGAACCATTCACCAGCACGAAGACCAAACCAACGTGATCTCAGCATATCTTTAATTTTTTGCCAATGAGTTAATTCACGTATAAATCCATAATAATTCAAATAAACGTTGGTGCCATGATGTCTATAACCCATTAATAAAAATGGCACTTTTGTAACATCATCATTATTATTTTGAACTCTGTAATGTGCCGTTAATAAGGTATCGACAAATTCTTTATTGCCAACCCTTGGGCTACCAAAAGTAACTAATGTAGCTGTTTTATGTTGTAGTCTAGATGTTGCCAATGTGGCCATTGCCGCGCCTAAACTATGTCCGGTGATATATAAAGTTTTATTTTCTTTATCAAGTTCTTCGACGATTGAATTCCACAATTTATCTAATTCGCCTTTAAAGCCTTGATGCACACGACCACCAGATTCTGATGGATCCATAGCTGCTTCTAAGTCTGCCAGTACATCTGAAGGTTGTGTTACTTCAGTGCCACGAAATGTTAGGACACGTTCCAAGTCATTGGCTAGCAAATATGCTTGAGCACCTTTATGATTGAAAAATTTAATTGTTTTATAGCCAAGCTCAGCAAAATTAGGAGTCGCTTGGTCGGGGTCTTGATAGGTGTATGCAGATATTTTAGCAAATATTGCAATTCGATTTGGTTCCATAGTAGTTGATTCCTCGGCTTGAAAACGTGCATATGTATTTATACTTTGGTTTTCAAAATCATCAATTACAACATTTACACCTATTCTAATATTTAATAATGGAGTTTTGAAAAATTACCACTTCCACCAAACGTTAACCAAAGTTGCCTTTTCTGCCGTCAATCTAGATGCTGCTAATTTGCCCATTTCTTTATTTGGAATCATTGAGATAACAAAAATGGGCGTAGTTTCCTTGGCGATCTCTTCAAGAACACTATTCCATATTGAATCTAACTCAATATCATTATTTTGACCCATTGGATTTTCTTGAACTGTTTCTGTAGTTGCCGATGAGTTTGAAGTCTGATCTTTTTTTAGACCAGGAAATATTAGAATCCTCTCCTGATCATTGTATATCAGGCACGCTTTTGTGATACTACTATTAAAAAATTTGATTTTATATTTAATATTTTCAATGCACTCCATTGCTTTATCAGGTTCCTGATAACTACATTCAATCATGTCATTGAATAACATTATTCTGGGTATTTCTATCTGCATAATCGATATTCCTTAATTTAATATATTTATACGTCAGTTTTTAAAAGTATTATTTACTTTAGTGTTAAAAAAATTTTTGAATTTGATTTAAATAATTAAAAATCAATAATATTATGCGAGATTTATTAAGAAAATATATAGATATTATCAACGAAGCAGAACGTCCCATTGAAGAAAAATGGGATAAACCCACTGTGGTCAGTCCAGAAGAACAGGGCAAATACTCAGGAAAAACTAAAAGTCAATTGATTAAATCATACAATGCACTTAAAAAAAGTGGACCACACAAAAGAGGCAGTGATGAATATAGCCGCATGCGTGAATTGGCTTTTGCTATTAGAGCAAAGAGTGATTGGGGCAAAGTAAAATAATTGAAAAGATAAATACTTTATATATTTACTATTCAATAAACTATGGCAACCGATCCAGTCCTCTACGCAGCAATTAATAATTTAAAAGAACCAATTGGAGCAGTTAGAATTGTTCCATCAAGTTTTGATTCATCTAGCTATTTAGATGCCGGTGATATATTTAAGTCCTCTGATTATCCAGATCTAGCAAAGGTCATGCCAACCGGATGTCAAGGAACATTTTTTACTAAGGTGACAACGCCATTTGCTGATCCAGCAAATGTAGTTATAAGCGACGATGGTAAAAAAATTGTTGCTTATCTAAGCACCGCATTCACTGCTGGGCAAACTAATAAAATGTGGGCTAGCAATGATAGCGGAGTCACATGGACACAAAGTACCTGGAACCCAGTAAGTCCAAATAATTGGTATTCCATACTCGCTGATAGAAATAACGGTTTTATTGCGTTTGGCACTGCTGCGTCTAGTGTAGCAATATCATCAACATCAAGTGATGGTATTACTTGGAGCGCCATTACTACGCATACTGGACAAACCAGCACCTACATAAGATTTATATCTGCAAGTAATACTTGGTTTGGTGAGACATCTACATCATTGAGGAAATACAGTAATGCCACCTGGTCCACAGTTCCTTTAGCTTTGGGCAATAGCTGGCCTGGCTTTACCTATAATATGTTAAATTTAGGGAAAAATATGTTATTTTTTGGATCTACAGCATTATTTAACTCATACATTTCTAGCAACGATGGTGTTTCTACTGCTGCGACGTTTATAGCTGCGCAGACAAATTCAACTTTATATGCTGTTAATAGTAAAAATTATTGCCTAGTTGGGTATTCCCCAAATTCTTCCTCCACTGCCCCAATTACAGACTACAAACTCACGAGCAATGGTTTAGACTGGACTCCATTAAAATATAGTCTAGATCAAGGGATTTATCAATTTAACTACGGTGTATCAAATTTTGCTATTGACGATTGCTTTTTATTCATCAATACCGCACACCGAACAACATTGATTAAGGCAAATAATGGTATTACTTGGGACTACAATTCGCCAATCTACATTGATGATGTAAAAAATACTGATCTTTTATCAAAAGGATATGGCAATTTTACCAAAGATTATGTATATATCGTCCCAACTGGGAAAAACTATTTGTTTAAATCTGTAGATTCAACCTACAACACATATCAAATAATACCACCAGCAACTAGTACCACACCTGGAACTAAAATAGTTGTTAGAGCAAAATAAACTACCAACGCTCTGAACCAGCAATTTCTATTCTAAATTGCCCACCAACACCATTGACATTGGTTTCAATTACTAGATTGGTTATTGACCCAATACCTGAACTGGAATCCTGCTCTAAAACAAAAGTCTCAATGTCTGGAAACTTTCGCATGTTTTCTAATACTTTGATTAGATCATCTCTATGTAAATGCACTTTTATCATAATAAATCCCCTATTAAATTACATTGTGGGGCCATTGCCATTTTTAAACCCAACGGTACCACCCTCATCCCCAATACGCTTTAATACATCCTCAAACAAAATGGGCGCAAAATCAGTCATCTCCACACATACATTGTGATAACGAACATCGATCTCATCACCATATAATACTTCACCAGTTCGAACATCTACACCACAAGCCTTTTTGACTCTATTGGCATGAAGATGCCCATGAATATTTGTACCAAAACGACCAAGACTTGCTTCATGTAACGGAATATGACTTAGAATCATCCCGTTCATAATATGATAGGACCGCAATTCCCTAAAATATTCACGATATTCATCATCACGAAAGATATCGTGATTTCCACGGATCAATACCTTGTCACCATTTAAACGAGCAAGAGTTGGCAACGCTCGTCGATTAATCACCACATCTCCGAGATGATAAACTTTATCTTTGGGCTTAACACGCTCATTCCAAGATTTGATCATAGCCTCATCCATTTCCTCAGGACTGTCCCAAGGACGTAATTTAGTCACACCATCATTACGAGTGAATTTACATACACCCAGATGACCAAAATGTGTGTCACTGATTAAAAATACTGAAGGCATTTTTTTCTCCTGTTTAAATATTATAACATCTTAATTCGATTTGTCAACCAAATTGAAATTTCCCCACCCCTCAAAACTAACGTAAATACTAATATGACACGATAGTCATTTTTTTAAAGAAGGAAATCTAATGAAGAAAATTTTAACAATTTTGGCACTAGCCATTGGTTCAACAGCTTTTGCTGGCTCAGTTAGCATCGAAGGTGCAAAAATTGACACAGTGAGCGGCGCAGATCAAAACAATGTAAACTTCACAGTAAGTGAAAACATTTCTAAATCTTTTGCTGGTCACTTGAATCTTTCATCTACACAGACTGAAACTAGCAATGCTGTAAATACACGTTTGGAAACTGGCTTGACTGGTACTACACGTTTGTTGGGTTCTGTAAATGGTTATGTAAAATTTGCAATTGGCCAAAAGTATAGCACTTCTGGTACTGGCAACTTTACTTACTACTCTGTAGAGCCAGGTGTTACTGTTCCATTGAACGACAAGTGGACTGCTAAAGTAGGATATCGTTTCCGTTCAGCGGCATTTGATGCACTGACAAACAAAGATACTACTGAAACAGCACGAGTTGGCGTATCCTATAGCCTTACTAAGGTTGATTCTGTTGGATTTAGATTTGATAGAATTACTGGCGACTCCACACAAGATGCTTACAATGTGTTCTACTCACGTAGCTTCTAATTTCTAATTTAATTAGAATAAAAAAGGCCATACAAGATGGCCTTTTTTTACGACTACTGTTATATGGCATCCCCTGTTCGATTTGCACGAACCCTCTTGGTTTTGGAGACCAATGTGCTGCTGCTGACACTAAGGAGATAAAATTTGGCGGAAGCGGTGAGATTCGAACTCACGGTACCTTTCGATACGCTGGTTTTCAAGACCAGAGCCATAGACCACTCGACCACACTTCCTTGAATGGTCTCCGATGAGAGATTCGAACTCCCGTTATTCTTCATCCCAAATGAAGTGCCATACCAGGCTAGGCGAATCGGAGATTGATTATTTGGTACCCAGTCAAGGTAACGCTCCTTGGTCTTACGATTATCAGTCGTATGCTCTACTTTTGAGCTAACCGGGTTAAAATTTTCGACTTGCGTCTTCCACTGCTAACTATTGCTTCCCAATTTATCGTCCATCGGCACCCGTGGTAGGGCTTGCGATGCTCATCGGCCTGACGTTCCAGCATCAGTGATCCTTGGGATAGGACTGTTGGGCCTTGGCCTGCCCAACATCAGGCGTTATTGGTGGAGGTGACTTGATTTGAACAAGTAATGCCAAAGGCGGCTGATTTACAGTCAGCTGGGGTTACCAATTTTCCTACACCTCCAAAATTACTATATGGATGGTACACTCTATGGTTTGGCGTCCCTACGGGGTTCCGACCCCCGTTCTTCGCCTTGAAAGGGCAATGATCTAGCCACTAATCTATAGGGACTTAACTCTACCTTTATGTCCTTTGCCAGCACATTGCCTAGAACAAAAAACAACATCAGTTTTTGATTTTTTATCTCTAAAAAAATTTTGATTACATGAGGAACAGCAATAACTATATTTTGGTTTATATCCATCGTATAACGTATGAAGCTTTTTATCTCCATATTGTTGTTCTACATAATCAAACGCAAATGTCAAATCATTTTTTCTTAAAACTAGGACAATGTACCCATGACTTTCAGCAACCTGTGTTTTTTTATCGACTGATTCCCGGTTTTCAAAGCCCTTTATCTCGACGATGGTTTTTTTATCTTCAAGTAAAAAATCTGGATAATATCTAATTCCGTCTTTTTCTAAACACCCCTCGAATCGAGTAAAGTTGACTTGGTGATCTAAACTATAAATTACCCAAGCTAACTCATATGTAGACCCGCAATAAATTCCTTTATAGTAACCTGACTTGCTTCTTCCAGAACCAGGCCTGTAACCTCCGGAGGGTCTCTTAACAAAGTTATTACTACAGTTAACTGAACAATATTTTTTTATCCTATACGGTAAAAATTTGAATTCCTTACCACATTGACAAATGCCATTAATATACGTGGCTTTTTTTACCTTTATACTTTTATCGGCTGATTTTGATTTTTTTAATTTATCTTCGTCTGACCAATTCCTGCTGTTTGCGCATTTTCTCGAGCAGAATTTTCCAGATTTTGAATGGTCTATAAAACATTTGGGGCAAGTTTTCATAATATTATTTATTCGAACTTGTATCAAACCGTTGATTAACGTGCCAGAATTGGCATCCTAGGCCTCTAGATGAACGGTGCAATTAATTGGAGCGGGCGAAGAGGTTCGAACTCTCGACATTTACCTTGGCAAGGTAATGCTCTGCCAACTGAGCTACACCCGCATAAAATCAATGGCGGAAAAGACGGGACTCGAACCCGCGACTTCCTGCGTGACAGGCAGGCACTCTAACCAACTGAGCTACTTCTCCAAATCAGAGTGGCTGGGGCACTGCCTCATTTAATGCTCCTGGCTTGCCGTTTTGACATGCATCTCTTTCGAGCTGACCACCGGGGTCTATTTAATGCGTCCTGGCTCACGTTCTGGAGCAACCAAATTTTATAGTTAAGTGTTATCGTGCAAATTCTGAGATAGTCGCTAAACATACTCAATGCCGATG